TGATCTTCTGCTTCAACCAGTCGAACGCGCGAATCAGATTGTCACGCACGACCACGCTGATCGTGTCGATGATCTCGCGGAACGAGTCACTCTTCTTGTACGCGATGACCAGTGCCGCGACGAGCGCGGCAATGGCAATCACGATCAGGCCGATCGGGTTCGCGATCATCGCGACGTTCAGTCCGATTTGTGCCGCCTGCGCCGCGATCACGACACTGCGCAGCGTCGCGAAGATCGTGATCGCCTTCCCGATGATCATCAGCATCGGCCCGACCGCGGCCACGATTGCGAGCGACACCGTCACGATCTCCCGCATCCGCGGCGACATGTTCTGAAACGCATTCGCCAGGCTCTGCACCGGACCGAACGCCTTCTCCAGCACGGGAATGAACACTTCCGCGAACGCGGCACCGATCAGCGTGACCTGATTCTTCAGCCTCGCGATCTTCTCCTGAGGGCCTTCCGTCGCTGCCGCCGTCGCATCCAGCGTGCCCTGCGACTCGTTCAGAATCCCGATCAGGTCCTGCACCTCGAGCTTGCCACTGCGAATCGCCGACGCCAGATCCGGACCAGCCTTCGCACCGAACAACTCGATCGCGCGCGCCGTGGCCTGCGACTGCGTCTTCGCGCGACGAATCGACTCGATACCCGCATCGAGCGCGCCCGGAATGTCCTTCACACCATCCTTCACAAGCGTCACGAGACTCTTCCGCAGACCAGCCATCGCGACATCCGTGTTCACGCCACTCTGCTCGAACTGCGCCAACAGTGCGATCGTCGAATTCGTGTCGAGTCCGAGCTGGCTCATCGCGGGCCCGAACTTCACGAGCTTCTCCGTCAACGCGTCAACACCAATGCCGGACGACTGGGACGCCTTCAACAGGGCGTCGAGGAACACGCCACCGTCTTTCGCCTTGACACCCATCGCGCCCATCGCCTTCGTGACGCCGACCGCGGCCTGCTCCGCGTCGACTCCGGTGACGCGCGCAAACGTCAACACCTTCGACGACAACCCATCCAACGCGGGACCCGTGATACCGAGGCGCCGATTCAGCTCGGCGACAACAGCAGACACGTCACCCATCCCCTGCGTCGCACCCGCCGCAACATTCTTGAACGTCTTCTGCAGCCCGTCCAACTCGACGCCTGTGGCGCCCGTCTTCGCCGCCAGATCATCCAGCGCCGAATCGACCTGGTCGAACGCGACAACAGCACCAGCCGCCAAGCCGACGATCGGCAGCGTCAGTCCCTTCGTCAGGCTCGCGCCAGCATTGCCGATGTTCTTCCCAAGACGATTCAGTTGCTTCTCGGTATCACCAATGCCACTGGTCAGGCCCTTGACGTCGGCAATGATCGGAATGACAACAGCCATCAGACGCCCGCCAATCCGGACCCGAACTTACCGAGGCGACTATTGATCTCGGACTCCATTTCCACTCGAGCAGCATCCATCGCCGCCAACGTCTCGGACATTTTACTCTCGGCGGCAGGCCACATTGTGCGACTCGCACCACCGGCAAGACTGCCGATGAACGCATTACCAATCCGCGCGTCCTTGATATAGCGTCCTGTCTTGCCTGCCATGTCATAGACGGCACCAGCCGGACTGGTCTGCACGACGCTGATGATTGGACGCTGACCAGGCCGATTCTGCCGCGGCGCCCGGAATTGCGACCGGACACCCCGACGAACCTTGCCGGCGTTCCACGACTTGTCGCTCGTCCCACCCCACGAGCCCCAGTTCGGTCGCCCGGTCGGACTCGTCCCCGTAGGCACATCAGGAATCCTCGAGCGCGCATCCTGCACGATCAGCTCGGCCGCGCCCTTCATCGTCTTCTGCGCGGCCTTCACAAGCTCAGGATCGATCAGCTTCAACGTGACAACGCAATCATGGATGCTGGCGGCCAACCGCTTCTGGTCGATCTCAACCTCGGCCACGCTGCGCCTCCTGCATCTTCACGTTACGCCAACGAATCACAGCACTAAGTGTAAAGAGCATCCTCGGCGTCTCTTGTAAAAGGACGCTCGGCGCGATCCCCGTTTCGATCGCCAGATTGGCGATCATCCAGTGGGTGCTGTGCTCTCCAAAGGGACGATGCTCTGATCCTCACTCACGCCGATCGTGCTCATCGTCGCCACCCACGGATCGAACTCCAGCATCGTCTGCCCGGTCCGCTTGTCGACGTGCCACGCAAGCCAGAACAGGTCGGTCAGAAACACGTTGTCCTGGAAGCGCGCGACGCTCTTGTCGAACGCGCGCTCGAACGCGACGAGGTCCTGCGCCTCCGCGACGACGCTTCTCGGCGCGCCGTCCTTCGGTGTGATGTCGATCCGGATCAGCACGTTGACCCCTTCTGATTAGCCCGCGCAGAGCGAGGCACGATGATCAGGCGACGGCGCGCGACAGGCTGCCCGTCACGGGCCATGTGACCGACACGGTCGCGAGCTCGCCGACGGCGCCCGACACCGGACTCCAGGACGAGATCAGCGCGACCGCGGTGTACGCCGGGTTCGCGGTCGACGCGGTCCCGGTGCCGTTCGGCCGGACGACGATCGTCGCCGTCGACCCGATCAGCGGGTAGATCACCGGCTCGATCACGGTGTACGACTGGTGGAAGTCGAGGCTGATCGAGTTGTCGACGAGGCCGCCGACGCGCTTGACGGCGGTGTCGCCGAACGCGGTCGTCTCGACCTCGGCGACCTCGCTGTTGAGACTGACGCTCGCCACGTACTGCGACACGTCAGTACCGCCGATGGAGACCGCCGCATTGGTGTAGACGAGCTTGCTCACTGTAGAACCTTCTCCTCAGGTGAGGGGTTTGGGTACATCGGGATTGTAGATGATGCAGTACCAGATTTTACAGGCACCAACCATCCGATCGACACCAAGAGGTCAAGCATCTCCACATCACGCGCCTTCAACACACTGCCAGGCGCGTTGTGATTGATCGGAATCGGACCCGCAATCACGTACTCCTTCGCGTGTTTAGGCATACACCACCACGCGAAACGACACCATCAGATACGTCGCATCGCCCGCGTCGATACTCGTGATGTTGTCGGCCGACTCTACAATCAGCGTCTGCGCATACCCACCAAGCGTCTTGTCGGCCTCGAGCGCGGCACGCACACCACCGTCATACGCCAGGTACGCGTCCAGACGATTCTGCGCGACACGCTCCGACGCGCGCCCGACAAGGCACGACACGCGAAACCGGTGCGTGACAAGGCCCGGCCCCATCGCGCCGTGATAATCGATCCCGTCGAGGACCGGCCACGCCATCGGCGGATTGACCTGATCGGGCTGGTACGCGTACGCACGCAACCCCGTGATCGTCTTCAACGCCTCGGCCAGTTGCGTCTTCAGCTCTGTCGGCGTCGCACTCACACCAGCTGCCTCATGCGCCGATACGGCTCCACGAGCATACTGACATCCGGATCGAGCCTTGACGACACGCGCATCGCGCCGAACTCGCCAAAGCCGGCCACGCCGAGCGGCGAGTCGTACCGTTTGAAGATGCGACTGGCCTGGATGATCGTCGCCTGCTCGACCGGCATCGGCACCGCGTCCCATCCGAACACGGCCGTCAGCTTCACGCGAACCTCTTTGCCGTCCCCATCGACGGGGAACAGGAAATCACCGACGGCGCGGATCCGCGTATACGGCCACGCCTGCCCGTCAAGGAACCCATTTGTCGGCTCGAGCTGGTAATCACTCGTCGTCCACGTCTGGTCGTACACGCCGTAGTCACTCGACGCGGTCTGCAGCGTGATCGTGCTGGTCTGAAAATCATCAACGTCGAGGTAGTACGACGATGCGGCGGCGTAGTACCTCGTCGTCGTGCCCGCGTCGTAGAAGTTGCGTGCGCAATGCCCGTCGATCAGGCGACTGGCCGACTCGACGCACGCCTCCAGCAGCGCATCATCACTCGTGTCGGTGATTCGCAGCGCAGACTTGACTTGCTTCAGCGAGCAGTAACCATTGGTGATCGCCACGATGTAATAGTCTACCCGGTCTGGTACGAGAGGTTCTTACCGTGAAACCGGTAAACCCACGTCACTTCCGGCACGCACTTGAATACGGCGCCACAGTCAAGGGCCCGCAACCAGAAATCCCAATCCTCGAATCCGTGCGCCGCATCGGCACGCCACCCGAGCTCCTCACACAGACTGGTCCGAATCAGCGTCGTCGCGGGAATGTAGTTCTCGCGACGCAGACGATCCGCGTCAAATGACGCGTTCGGATCCCACGCGCGCCCCTCGACACGACAATACGAGTACACGATGTCGGCATCCTTCGCGTTGTCTGCCAGGACGCGTAGGTGATGCGGCAGCATCAGATCATCGTCAGCGAGTTGTGCGACCCACTCAGCATTCGACGCGCTGATCGATGGCAGCATCGCGTTCAGCACGCGCGCCGGGCCCTGGTACGCATAGTCGAGGTACACGAGGTGCGCGACGGGTTGCAGCGACTGCTGCCACACACTCTCCACGCACTCGTTCCGGAACGTTGTGCGCTGCGGCAGACTCGGCGTCGTGACGATTATGCGAGGCCCCACACGACCTCCGCAGGATCAATCCCGACTCGTAACGCGCCTCCATCGATCGCGTTCGTCGTCAGGTCTGGACCCTTCAGGTGCCGCATGAACGCGCCACGGACCGCCCATACCGGCACGTCATCCTGCTGCAGGCGACAACACAACGAGTAGTCCGACTGCACTCCGGGCTCGCCGATCGCGTCAAACGGGTA